GAAAAGGCGATGCAACGATGTCAGACAATACATTGGCAAATGAGGCAACTGGTGCCGCAGACACATCTGAAAATCAGGCTCAAGCAACCAAGACTTACAGTCAACAAGAGGTAGACAACATGATGGCCCGTATGAAGGGGTCATTGGAAAAGAAATTGTTGAAACCCTATGAAGACCTAGGTGATCCAGATCAACTGCGTGTGTTAAAAACTGAGGCTGAAAAGCGATCTCAAGAACAAGCACTCAAGCGTGGTGAGTTTGAAAAGACCCTACAAGAAATGGCTGCAAAAAAAGATGCTGAGATCTCCAAAAGAGATTCAATCATCAAAGAGTACAAGGTCAACACTCCGGTGTTGAATGCTGCCGCAAAGTATCGTGCCGTCAATCCTGACCAAGTGCGTAGTTTGTTGCAACCATCCTTGAGACTTAACACGGAAGGTGATGTAGAGATTGTTGATTCAAAGGGCTCGGTTCGTTACACGGACTCAGGAGCACCTTTAGGAGTTGATGACCTAGTGCGAGAATTCTTAGATTCGAATCCGCACTTTGTGTCAGCCGCACCTGCTACCACAAACACACAGTCAAATGTGGGTAGAGGAACCAACAAGGCCCTAGACATTACCAAACTGGATATGAAAAATCCAGAAGACCGCAAGGTATATGCACAATATCGCAAAGCCCAAGGTCTAGCCTAAAATTTAAGGAAAATATATTATGGCCGGTTCAACCACAACAACACTAAACGACCTCTTACCAGAGATCATCCAAGAAGCAATGTTCGTCGCCTCAGAGCGTTCAATCATGCGTGGCTTGGTAAAAAATTATACTCTGCCAGCAGGCTCGGGTAAAAATGTCAATGTCCCTATATATCCAGTGCAGTCAGCTGCCGTGATCACTGAAGGTGATGAAGTTTCAAACACAGCAGTGTCAACCAACACAGCACAACTTACAGTTCGTCCTGTTGCTATTCGCACACTGTTAACTGACCTGGCTCGCACTTCAGCAGCCTCCAATGTTGTTGCTGACCTAGGCAAATTGTTTGGCGAAGCAGTTGCTCGCAAGATGGACCAAGACTTGACAGCACTGTTTAGTTCACTCAATGCAGGCTTTGGTGACAACACTGGTCAAATTACAGTTGCCGCAATCTTCCAGGCAGTGGCCAAACTACAAGCAGCCGCTGTGCCTATGGAAGGTATGGTCTGCGTGTTACATCCAGAAATTGCATATGACTTGAAGGCAGCATTGACCACAGGTGGCAACACACCATTCCAAGCAGGCGGTCCTAGCGACAATGCCAACGAAGCTATGAGAACAGGTTTCATTGGTCGCTTGGCTGGTATGGAAGTGTATCAAACTTCCAACATTGCCAACACAGGCACTGCTGGTGATTACAATGGTGCTGTGTTCCACCGTGACGCATTTGGTCTTGGTATGATTGGCGATATTGCAATTGAGACACAACGCCGTGCTGCGTTCCTTGGTGATGACATTGTGTGCTCAGCATACTATGGCACAGGCATTTTGCAGAACAACTACGGTCGTTATTTGGCTTACGATAGTTCTATCTAATAGAGGCAATTGAAATCATGGCTTTCATATCATTCAATAACACAGTATTAAGCTTCGCCACAAGTGAAGACCTTGATGCTTTGGATGCTCGTTTGTTCGAGCAAAATGAAGGCCTTGACGCAAATTACATTCAGGATCAACTGATCCGCTCTACAACTAGAATACTAGAACTGTTGAGATCTACCGATTGGTGGAGAAGTTATTACCTTGCTAGAAACACAGGATCAGGAGCAATCCAGATCAACACAGTGGCTGATATCCCGCCCTTGGATCCCACCCGGATTCAGGCACGCGAGGATGACTTCACTGACCTGTGTTGCTACTACGGTTTATACAACTACATTCTTCCCTACATTGCTGACTTCTCCAATGAAGACTCAGCAGAGCGTCGCAAGATGGCTTACTATCAACAGAAATATGATCTGTTGTTTGGTGAACTAATCACTGCAGGCGATTGGTATAACTTTGACAATTCAGCCACCATAGACTCTGCTGACAAACAGCCGGGTGTGTGGAATCTACGGAGAGTGAGATGAGAACAGAAATACTTGATTACTTCAAAGCAAACAAAGTTAATGGTTACACATTGACACAGGAACTGCCTTGGGACACCCAGGGCAATCCCTTGTACCTGAAGAACTTCAAATACATCTATGTTGACTCTGATCAAATTGCACAAGAACCTCTCATCGATGTGTTAAACGGTACAGGCATTGTGAATGAAATCACAACTGTTCGCACCTATATCACAACAGATGCCAAAAATCAACCCTCAAACTATGCTACCATGGTCTCAACATTCATGAATGCCAGACTTGACACCGACATTACCGGTGTAACCCAACGAGCAACTCAAGTGTCAACTGAGTTCATTGGTGATGCCCAGGTAACGCAGTTTGAATTCAGTTTTCGCGAACTGATTGTAAATTCATAATAAGGAAAAAGCAAAATGGCTTATATCTACCCAGCCCCAGGTACTGCTACTGAGGTGCAAGTTTGGTTACAGACCAATGGCACAGTATCTGGCAACCTAGTGGTGCCTGCACTGCAGGACATCACAATCAATGCTGCCACGGATGTATTTTCGTGGACTCAACTTGACGAGAGAAGCAAACTACAAGTACCAACCACTGCCACCAATGATGTGTCAATGAACCTGGTGCTTGACAAAGTGGCATTCTTCGGTGCCAATGTCACAGCCGCACAAGGTGCCAATGCTGCCTCACAAGGTGTGTTTGGTCTCAGCCGCAACAAAGATCTCTGCAATGTTAGAATCTTCATGGGCAGCGAAAGTGGCAATGCCTCCAGCAATGTCACAATGACTTGTCAAGGTTATGTCACTGGTCTAGCACCTGCTACATCAGCTGACAGCCCTGTGTTTGTGAGCCCTATCACAATCACAGTCACTGGTGACTACACAGTTGTGACCAACACAGCACCACTTGCCGCTTAATCAGCTGTGAGTTAAAAAAAGGCTCTTAACCGGGCCTTTTTTTATGACTGACTAAATATGTGTTCAAAAGGATTCACAGATGACAATAGACTCAAAGACTGACGAAGATCTGCTGAGAAGTTTACTAGCAGAAGTCGCCAAGGCCACCAATGAACTGCGTTGTGCCCGTGGTGATATAGACAAAGCACAAAGCCGCCTGCAATTTGCAGTGGCAGTGTTGAATGAACTGATACAAAGAAAGCAAGATTAAATGGACATTAGTAAGTTCGCAAAAAAACCCGTAATAACAAAAATAACAATAGATGATGCAGAAGTTGTAGAACTGTATGGAGAATCAATTGAATTCCACATGTTGGATCAGATGAGCATATCAACATATTTTGAATTTTACAAACTGCAACAAGATCAAGACAGTGACAAACTAAATGATCTTCTAAGAAAGATTGTGCTCAGAGAAGATGGCACGCCTGCTCTTGCGTCGGATGAGATTCTTCCTGTTGATTTAACCTTGGGTTTATTAGTAAAAATAAATGAATTCCTGGGAAAGTCAAAAGCCAAGACATCAATCCCAACAACTGGGGAACAGTCGAAATGATCAATATAGGTATGCTTGCCAAACATTATGGCCTGCTGCCTAGTCAGGTGTGTGATCATGCCACCACCTATGATTTGATGATATTCGATGTTATGATGTCTTGGGAACAAATGCAACAAGACAAAGCCAATGGCAAACCCACAGCACCAAAGTTGAGTCAAGAGCAACTGTCTGAAATGCTTGCTAAAACAAAAAATCCAACCAAGGAGTCCTAATGAGTGGTGAAATAATCAGACGAATCGCACAATTGGAAAAAGCTCTAGATCCTAATGTGATGGCTCGAGAAGCCTATAGCTATTTTCGAGACATAACTCCTGTTCGCACTGGCAATGCTCAGAGACGCACTAGACTTAGTGGTGATGAAATACGAGCTGATTATGCCTATGCACAAAGACTGGATGATGGATGGAGTCGTCAAGCACCTCGTGGCATGACTGAGCCTACTGAACGATTCATTCGAGACTACATTAACAAACAAGCGAAAGGCTGATCATGGCAGCAATAGAAAATTTCATACTTAAGGTACAGGTTCAAGGCCAAAAAGCAGTTGATGGTCTTCGAAAAAGTGTAACTGGATTAAGCTCTGACCTACAATCAATGGCGTCAGTTGGCGGCCCATTATCAAATACCATTAGCGGCATTGTTGGTAAACTAGGACCATTAAGTCTTGCCGCAGGTGCCGCTGGTGTGGCATTTGTTAGTCTAGGATTAAAAGCCATTGCACTAGCCGACGACATGGCAGATATTAGTGATGCAACTGGCATCAGTGCTGGTGCATTAAACAATCTTAGAAATAGTCTTGTGCTGGCGGGCGGCAAAGCAGAAGATTTTTCAACCCTGGCTGCCAAACTAAATCAGAATCTTGGTGATGCTGCGGTAGGTGGCGAAAAATCACAAAAAGCATTTCAGAAGTTGGGTGTGTTTGTTACTGATACCAATGGTGCTGTTCGCGACACAGGAGATGTGTTGCGTGATGCTATTGCCAAATTAGCTGCTATAGAAAATCCAGCGGTAAGAGCCGCCCTGGCTGTTGATATATTTGGTAAGACAGCAGCCAAGCTAGATTTTACTAAACTTAATGCTGCCAATGACCCTTTCAAAGATGAACAAATTGCACAATTGGCCAAATATCAGGACGCAATTGATAAAATGGCCTTATCAATTGAAAATAATTTAATTACTGCATTTGGTGAATTATTTCTATTGATGGAAAGCGGATTTAGTGCTCAGCGGCTTGACGGGTATCTTGCAAGATTTCTGTCAATGGTTAATGGAATGTCATCTGCTGAGATCCTTGAAATTCAGAGAAAAAATCGTGTGTTCTTAGGTCTTGAAAAAGATCTAAAACCTGGACAACGGCCGCTATCACCTGGAACTATTCCAAGTACTGCCGGTGCTGGTAGAGGAGGTCAAGGAGGTCCGACAGCTGCTCAATTGGCAGGTGCTGCTGCCGGCGGAGGATTTGGTGCCACCCCAGAAGCCACACTCAAAGCCATTGCTGACAGCGAAAAGCGATTGAGACAAAGTGTTGTTAATTCTAATAAAAATATAGCACTTGGTGGTGCCAATGAAATACAAGCAATTGAAATCAATGCAGCCGCTGAGATAGCTAGGTCGAGAGAAGAAATCTTCAATCAGGAAAGACTCACAGACGCACAAAAATCTGCAGAGTTTGCTGCCAAGAAGAAAGAAATTGAAACCAAGGCCGTGATTGACACTGCCAAATTAAGATCACAAATCAGTGCTAGAATATTTTCTGAAGAAGAAGCACAACGCCAAAAGTTCAATGAAGAATTGGCAGCAGAAGAAAAACGCATTCAAGACATTGTGACTGCCAGTAGTCGAGTTGTAGATGAGATTATATCGCAGAATGCTGAACTTGCCACTCAATCTCTTTTTGCTAAAAGTATTGCAAACATGACTGATCGGGAAAGAGCCAATGCTCAGGCATTATTTGACATTGAACAAGAACGATTAAAATTACTTAAACAAATTGCTGACATCAAAGACTTGCCCTATGCTGAAAGACTTGCCAAAGAAAAAGCAGTTAATGATCTACTAAATCAACGCAAAATAGATGCTATTGAAAATCAACAAGAACAAAAAAGACTCAGTGAAGATTTTTCAAGTGGTTGGCAAAGTGCCTATTACCAATTTGTTGAAGACACAAAAAATAGTTCAGCACAGGGAAGACAGTTGTTTACAACAGCAACCAGGAGCATGGAAGACTCCATAGTAAATTTTGCAAAAACAGGCAAATTTGAATTCAAGTCCCTGGTATCAACCATTGTAGAAGAATTAATACGCAGTCAGATTCGACAGTTGTTTGCCAGTACATTTAGCCCCAACCTGTTTGGTGGCGGAGGTGGTGGCAGTTTGTTCCCTGCATTGCTGGGCTTGCCTGGATATGCCAATGGTGGCATGATCCCCACAAATGCACCTGTGATAGTGGGTGAGCGTGGACCAGAGATTCTGACAGGTGCTGGTGGTAGATCAGTAATACCAAATTCAGCACTGGGTGGCTCAACCAATATAACTTACAACATCAATGCTGTTGACGCAAGCAGTTTTAGATCTTTGGTAGCCAGTGATCCTGAATTTATGTTTGCAGTTACTGAACAAGGCCGTCGTAGACTGCCAAACTCTAGGAGATAAAAATGGCCACAACAAATGAAGCCTTTCAATGGATAATCAACTCAGCCACTGCTCTCAGCATTGATGGTCGTGGTGTAGTGGCTTCCACAGCCACACGAGAAAATGTGATCCGCACAGTGAGTCGTGGAGGTCGTGTGTGGAAGTTCACTGTGAGCCCTAGCCCTGGCAAGACCTATGTAGAGTCAAGACCTTACCTGGCTAGACTAGATCAGATGGATCGTATTACCATTGCTGATATCAATTTCAATCATCCTGGATTTGAGAACATAATTGGATATCTAGGTAATGGCACTGGTGGATTTACCATCACTGGCATATCAGGAACCACTTGTGTTGTAACTGCAGGCACATTGGCCAGTGGATATGTTTGCAGAGCAGGTGATTGGTTGCAGATTGGTGCCACAGGATCAGTATATCAAGTGGTCACAGATCCTGCAGCAGGCAATGGTGCCACTGTGACACTAAATCGTCCCATAGACGAAGCAGCCGGAACTTACACAGGATACTTTGGTACCAATGTTACCTGGAGTGTATTGTGTGTAGAAAGACCCACATGGAGCCTAGTGCCTGCTGGCAACAACATGCTGGTCAACTGGTCAGGTGATTTTGTATTCTACGAGGACCGAACATGAGCATAGATTTATCTGGTTATAGTTCTGTAGGTATTTGTCAATGTGTCAAAATAGACATACCAGAATATGGCACTTTAAGATTGAGTACCTATCACAAACCCATCTCTATCACCGAAGAAGATGGTATTGCATATGAATATTCAGCAGCCGGAATACTGTTAAGTATCAGTGAGGCAGTGAGTGAGCTGCGAGCTACATCAGTAGAAACATCAATAGGTCTGAGTGGCATTCCTGTTGCTTATGCACAAGGTGTTCAAGCTGTGAAGCTTCGTGGATCAAGAATAGACATTAGACGAGTGTTTACTGATCCCATCACAGACCAAGTGTTGGCCATTGCTGGTAATCCTGTGTTTATGTTTAGAGGCATTGTGACCAATTATGGATTTTCAGAAACCTACAATGAGTTTAGTTCGGACTCAAGTCTGGTAATCAATCTGTCGTGCTCAAGCCTTTTGGACATGTTAAACACCAAGATTGCTGGTCGCAGAACCAACGATGACAGCATGACAGTATTTTATCCTGGCGATACCAGTTTCAATCGTGTGAGTAAATTGATTGGCAAACCATTTGACTTTGGTGCACCTATCAAGAGTGGTCAACAGCAAGCCACACAACCTGATGCGGCATCACCAGTTGCTGTTGCATCCGACGACCTAAGCATGTATGGACCTCCATGATCACAAGATTTGCCACCTACCAAGATATTGCCGCTGTGTGTGAATTGCTGAAAGAATTTTCGGTAGAAGCTAGAGTGGGATTTAGACCTTGGACAACAGAACAAGACACACCAAGAATATTCAAGTTAGTCACGAGATGGCAACAGCATCATTATGTGCGTGTGGCCATACAAGATTCACAAGTGGTTGGTACTTTAATTGCTGAACAAGGCACAGACTTTTGGGATCCTGATCGAAAACTACTGCAAGAACGAGCTTGGTTTGTAAGTAAAAATCATCGTGGCAGTCGTGCTGGTGCACAATTATGGCAGGCCTGGGATCATGATGCCAATGAATATCTTGAGTCTGGTCGTGTGCATGCTGTGTTGTTGAGCACACAAGGATCTGATACCAACTTTGATCCTGGTCGTAGAGGTTGGCGACTGATAGAACAAACCTGGATGAAGGAAACATAATGGCATTTTTAACAGCCTTGGCCACCACTGTGGCAGGATACATTGGAGTAACCAGCACCATTGGTGTGTTGTTGGTTAGAACTGCTGTGACTGCATTGATATCATATGCTTTAAACCGAACCATATCTAGAAATCAACAGCAAACAGGTCTTGATGCTGGATCAAGACAAATGCTATCACCAGCAACCAATCACAAGATACCTGTGCTATATGGGTCGGCCTTTATGGGTGGTGCCATTACAGATGCTGTGTTGCTAAACAACGGCACAAACTACAATGTGATGTGGACCTGCTTAACAATATCAGAAACCACAGGTAAACTATTTTCAACCAGTGCTGATAGTGCCTACACATTTAACAAATGCTTTAGAAATACAGATCAAGTGATATTCAAAAGTGATGGCATCACAGTGAACAACACTCAAGACTCAGATGGCAACACAGATGACTCAATGTCTGGCTTGATCAAGATCTACATGTATGCTGGATCAGGTGCAAGTGCTGATCAATTGGCACCAGCAGCTGCCAGTTGTGTGGGCAACACTGCACCAACATTAAGTGCTGTAAATGCCTGGGATACTGGAATGTTTCCCAACTGGGTTGCACCAGTAGGCACAGTGCCTAATGATCGCATGAGTGATCTTGTGTTTGCTTTGGTGCGTGTAGAATACAATCGAGACAAGAATGTTACATCAATTGGAGACTATCAATTCAATGTGAGCAATTCAATGACTGATGGTGGTGATGTTATTTTTGATTATATGACAAACACAAGATATGGAGCAGGTGTTAGATTAGCCGAGATATCTACTACTGAAAGCAAAGACAGTATCATATCTAGAATGAGTCTCAACACATATCCCTGGATCAATCTATCATGAACACAATTGAAGACCTAAACTCGCCTGGCAATGTAAACTATAACCAGCAAAGCAGTTATAGCATAACATATGGAGCAAATGCAGGTAATACCACTGCCAATGTGGACAAGTATTATTATCACACAGTGCTAAAACAAATGCCACTCACAGCAGTATCTAATGCTGTGCGAGACATCTTGATTGATTGGTCATTTACAGGCACTCCGGTGGCCAATGTCACCTACACAGGATCTTATGCCAATATTGGAATACAACAAATAGCACCACAGACCTGGCGAATGATTGGCATTAGAGATGTTGCCAGATACAATGAAGCATTTGCCAACTCAATAGTCTGGGACAATGGCACTGCTAACTCTTACACCTATAATACTCTGGTACAAGACCAATGGGGCAACAATGCCACTTGGAACACAGCAGTTTCAGTTCGTGCTGTGCCAACCCTGGGTATCACAGGCAACATTGTTTATAATGAAGATTCACAAGCCAATATCACACAAGTCAGTGTCACAGGCAATGTGTCAGCAGTGGCATCATACACACTTACAACCACACTGCCCAACAACACAGCAGGCACTCTAAGCAATGTAGATACCAACACAACCAACCAGGTGCAGATCACTGGCAACATTGCCACTTTAAACAGCAAGATTGCTGGTGGCAATATTAAATTTAATCCCACAAGTGATTTTGTCAGCAATGTGGCCAATGGTGTTAATTTTGTGTTGAGTATAAGTTCTGCCAATGTGGCCACGGCCAATGCCAACCTACAGATTGGCAACACACATGGTGAATTTTCAGTAGGCAACATTACCATCTGGGAACAGTACGACAATCCTATCTCTTTCTCCATAACAGATCTAGACACAGCAGTGTTTACCAGCAATGTGATTGCAGCATCGCCAGATTCTAATCCACCAAACACACATGCTTTGGCCATAAACTCAGTAAGTAGCACAGACTTATGGCAAGGCCGCAGTAGAAAACTCACATCGTCAGGGTCGGCAGCCACCATCAATGGCAAGACATACACACTAAATCCCAATGTAAATGCATATGGTCAAAACATCACCATGTATTATCAACAGACCAAAGTGGTTGATGGCACCACATATGATCAAACACCTGATACCTGGACCTTAAATGGCACCAGCCTAACTGCCAATGTGTTCTATGCATTCAGCAATAACACATCAAGATTTTCCAATGTTCGCAATAGTACTCTAAGCAGTGATACCTATGCCGAAGATACCATATTGAGATTAAATCCTGTGAGTGGCAATGTGTTAACCACTGAACACCCTAATGCCAATGATATTGCCAAGATCAAATATACCACTACAATAACACAAACATCACCAGATCCTGCTGTGTATGGTGGATGGTTTAATCTAAGCAATCTTACTTACAACACTGCTAATACTAGCACATTTGGTGGTCAAGGTTGGTTTAATGGTGCTGGTTCAACAGGTGGACTGCGTCGTTTAGGCAATATTACCCTGGCCAATACCACAAGAGACACTATCAATAGCAATTTTAACACTGCCGGCGGAATTGGTGTTTATTATCTACCACCTAGCAACTACACTGGCAACATCACTTTTGCTGTGACTCACACTCAGACTGATGTTGTAAACAGTACCAATATAAATCTTGCCAATGCTGTGCCATTGACATTGACCTGTGCTGCCACGCATACTGAATTAAGCACTGCCAATATTGACACAAGTCAATTGATGCCAGTTAGATTGGCCAATGTGCCGGCCATGGTGTTTAATGATGTGGATCAGATTGACTACAAACGATATGATCTAACTCTTACAACCACAGTGGGTAATTTACAATATGGTAATCTTGGTGCCGGCGATGGCCCTAATGTGGCAGCTGGCAGAATTGATGGCAACACCATTACATTTACAAATCAGACCAATTCAGCATTACAATCAATTATTACTAACACTTCAAATTCTAGTATGCGATGGACACCAATGGGCAATGTATCTGGCAATATTCAAATTGTGCTTACACAAACAATCCCAATTGTTCAGGTGCTGGCCAATACCACAATTAGTGCAAATGTCACAGGAACACTTGATCCAGCAGATGCTGTAGATGGTGGTATGTATATTGGTGCCTGCACCACTGTAGATGGATTTGCCAGCAACTATCATCTGATATGGAACAGCACTTATACCAGTAATGTGACTTTTGTAGCTTATAATCAAACCACTTCAGCAGCAGTGAATAGTCTGTTTAATGGTCAGACCAATACCACAGCCCTGGCTGGCAACATTGATGCTGCCTTTATATCTGATGGATTTACAGGTGGAACATATGCACACAATGATTGGTATATGGCTAGTGAAAAAGAATCCTGGTTTATTACAGCTCAGGTTGGCGGTTTGGTCACTGCTACAGATTATTGGACCAGTACTATACCCACTGCCAACACTGCACAATACATCAACTGGTCAGGATCATATCCTCCCACAAACAACACTGTGACTTTTGCCACACTCAAAGCCACCAACCCAACTGTGCAAAAACGCATGTTCATGGTTAGAAGAATACCTTTTTAAGGACTAGACAATGCCTGTAATCAACACACGAAAAATCAATGGTTTGGTTAGAACAACTGAACCAGTTTGGTCAAATATTGAAAGACTCAGTGAGGCTTGCACTGCCTGGTATACCTATGACACACATGCTGGTGTGTATGCCTGGACCATCAATGAGGCAGGCAATTCTATAGCTGCCATCTCAGAAGCAGACATTATAGGACCTATTCAGATATCTGGCACAGGCTTGACCAATCTTTACAATTCAGTAGAGATGGAATATCCCAATGCCGACATACGAGATCAGCCAGAATATTTCAGAAACAATCTCACACCTGGTGTGCGTAATGAGTATGAGCCAGACAATACCTTGCAGATGTCAAATGAGTTTATCAACAATCAAATGCAGGCTGAATATGTGGCCACAGTGACTCTGAGACAATCAAGACTGGATAAAACTGTGGTGATTGTGATGGACTACACCAAGATCAATCTACAAGCTGGCGACATTATTGACATTACAAGTCCAACTTATGGATGGACTGCCAAAGAATTCAGAATCATGCGTGTGCGTGAAATAGAAGGTGATGATGGCAGTCTTAGATTAGAGTTTACCTGCAGTGAATATGA